CATGCCGGGGTTGAGATAACAATGGACACGTACTGTCATCCGTCTGATGAAGTGAAACGTGCAGGAATACAAAAGGCATTCAAGGGAATACTGAAATGGTAAAACAATAAAGAAAAGACATGATAAGAAAGGGATGTATCTACATTGAAGAACAGCGCAATCTCGGCAAGGGCAGGGAACAGAACGGACGCGGAACAAGCGGACGATTGGTTCGTGGCGTCGGTTTTGTCGGTCAGACAAGACGCAGATGGGTGTGCGAGTTCAGTTATCACAGAAAGCGCATACGATTCCGGTCTACCTGTTTCGGAAACGTGGTCGCATGGCGACTCATGATGCAGCATAGGCTTAGCGATTAAACAAATAAAAATCAAAATCAACAAGGACATAAAAGAAAGGAGCAAACGATGGCAACAATATATAAAGACGTCGAAGTAAGGATCGACACGGATGAGATATGGGAAGAAGTGCTTGACGAACTGTCTACGGAGGAAATCGAGGAATATCTGGAAGAACGACGTAAGAACAAAACTCCAAAAACTCCAGTCATCTGCACATTTGAGGATGCGGAGCAAGGCTTGCTTGACATAGCCACATTAAGGCTTTCCCCTAACCTGTTGTGCTGCAAGGACAGTGTCAAGAGAACCATCAACGAGATAATGGACGAGCTGTGGTAATGACAAAAGAACAGATAACATAAAGTCATATGGAAACAATGAAGACAACAACGGCTTTCAAAACACTCCTTCGCTGCCATGTTGCTATAGCCGTCAACACTTGGAAATCCGTCAATTGGTTTGTAACCAAACGCTCATGGTTGGCTGTCGGATTAGTAGCAATCATAGCTTTTATCATATCTTCTGCCAATATAATTTCAGCAAGAGCAGAGCGTGATAGAGCCACCAAGCAAATGTACGTAATGCAGGATTCTCTCAATACATACAAGTGTATTGCCGATGGAGTTTTTAAACGATAATAAAAAAATTTGTCTAACTCGACAAAAAGAACACTGATTCATGAAAATCAATTTAACAATCGAGCAGGCCGACAACGGAATGGTTGTCAGGACTGACGAGTACGTATCGGTAATAGAAAACACCCACTCCGCAGAAGAAGGAAGAAAAGACCACCTTGTCCATGAACTCGGACGTATATTCTTCCAACATGTCAATTTCGTCATGAATGAAGAACTGACTAACAAGGTTGAAGTGGAGATAGAGATAAATAAAACCGAATAATAACACCTAGAATCGCCTATCCCCGCTAGAACATCTATAAAACACCAACAAAATAAACATTATGAACAACCAACTAAAACAGTACACAGGTACTAAGACCGTAAAGGCACGCCCCATGACAATGGGCGAAGCCTACGAATGTAAGCTCCTGAAAGAAGGTGTCAGACCTTCAGAGTGTGAAACCGACAAGGCAGGCTACCTCGTAGAATACGTGGACGGTTACCTGTCATGGTCTCCCAAGGACGTCTTCGAAGCAGCCTACAAACCCTCAGAAACATTCCTTGAGCGCTTGGAAATCGGATACGACGAAAATCAAGCGCGTTACGATAAAGGCCGTAGCTTTATTAACAGCGACCGCTTTGATAAGCTGACATACACAACGAGACTTCTTCTCACGGCACAAAGCGCCACACAGCGAGAATACATCTGCCTGCTTATCGACATAATTGACGAGGCAAAAGGAAAGAAACCGTTCCTTTCGGAATTCGACTTCGGTACAGCCCTCAAGTTCCTAACGGCGGGCGGACCAATAAGCAGAGCAGTATGGCGTAGCGAAAAGTTCGTCGTCAAGCAAGTTCCATCCATCATCACAGCCGACATTATCCCCAAGATGCAGTCTCTCCCCCAAGTCGCCAAGGATATTCTAATGTCCCGCAAGAATCCACACATCGGCTATACCAACCAGATGCTCATCATTCACCCCGACGGTCAAGCCGACTCATGGCAACCCACCCCAGAAGACATCTTCGCAGAAGATTGGAAGTTGGTAGTCCCACCAACACATTAAAAACATAGAAGTATACTAACATGAAGCAATTCATCACAAATACCGTCTGTGTCATCCTTCTATCCCCCATCCTTGTCATAATGCTCATAGGCTACATTCCATTCGCCATCTTCAAGGGGCTGACAGACAATTTCACTTTCAACGAATACTTCATTTTCGTAGAAAGAATCACTGATTCCCTACTCCTCCCCATCACCCGATGGCAAGACAGAAAGAATCGTTACGAAGAGCTAAAGCGTACATCGGAGTGGTATCGCAAGGAAAATAAAAGACTCAACGACATACTCGATAATAACATCCAAAACAACAAATCATGCAAGCAATAACAATCATGACAAAAGAACAAATAAAGAAAGCCCTTCCTCTGATGCTGGCATTTGCGGAAGGCAAGACCATTCAAATCAAGAACGGCTCAAGATGGATAGACATAGACGGCGACAAGAACGAACTGAGTCTTGATTCGGTTGTGGCATACCAAGACTGTTTTCGTATAAAGCCGAAGGATGTTTACCGCCCCTTCCGCAACGTCGAAGAATGCTGGCAGGAAATGCTCAAGCACCAACCTTTCGGCATCATGAGCAGCAAGAACAGAAAGGATTACATGTCTTTCAAGTCTCTCATCGACGAAGGCTGCGACTTCTGCGGCTACGAAGGCGAAAGCTTCGAGTCCGCATTCGATGACATCCAATTCGCCGACGGCACACCCTTCGGCATTAAGAAGGAGCAATGAATAGTATCCACAACAAATGAAGCATACTAAGTACAAGGTTGAAGAATTCGCCAATCTCCATCCGAAAGCCGTCACGCCATGCCCATTCGGGGTCAAAGGCAAGACGTATACCATTATAGGCGTAGGTGGCCTTGGCTGTCAGAGATGCAAATACTTCCATCATATAGACAAGGCTAATCAAACAGTATATTGTAACTTTAAAAAATAGAAACAATGCAAAAGGTAACAAAAGTATCATTAGTGCAGCGCATCATCGAGCGCATCTGGGGAAAGAAATTCTACATCGCCATTGTCGGTACAAAGGGGTCCGATACGTACTTCATCAACTCCACTCTCTATCGTTCCGAGAAGGAGGTGAAAGACTATAGAGACCATGTCGTTGCTGACCTTCCGTCGCTTGTCTTCGTCGGTTATTACTCCTTCCGTTCACACAACGACTTCCGTTTCACGCAGGAGAACACACGCCGAATCACCCCCGTTGATTAATAGATAAACATTATATCCGTTTACTTATCAATAATTTTGCGTATGTTCACAAGTTTAATCAGGAAGATAAAGGCTTTCGTCAACAGGAAGTACTATGTGATTTTGGACGGCACAACTGGCAACATCACAATGAGCCAGTCTTTGCGAGATAAGGTATTGGCTGGTTGCGACGGTTCGCTTGCAACATTCATCGTCAAGCAGAAAGACAAGTTCGCTTTCACGGCAGCTGACCATCTGAAAGGACAAGCAGAAATACATGAGGCACACGTGGAAGGTGCGGTCTTCACGCCCGACGATCCTTCCGTATCGCATATGCTTTGGAAATACTGCCTGCCCTACAACATCAAGGTCAAGCTGTCAGTAACTCCGGACAAAACAGACTCCGGCACACCTTTCTACATCATCGAACCGCCTTGTCTTCCGGCAAAGTAAAACAGATGATAAACGAAATAGGTTTTAATGGTTTGACTTGCTCTCCGTCCGACTACGACTGTTCGGATGGAGAGCTTGCTACGTGTTATAATCTCATACCGGAAGACAATGCCCTTAAGCCTGTCCATGCTCCTGCTGTTGTCGGCAAAATAACACTGACTAACAAGCAGGTCATTGAGTATTGCCACAAAGGTAATGTCAATGGCGATGTGTACAAGCATTACATTATCCATGACAAATCCGAATCAGGTGATGGCACATGGTGGTGGTGTGATGTGGATGGAGAAACACTTAACGAAATCGTCCTTGACAATTTCAAGGTAAGTACTGTCTGTGCAATGGGTAACATCTTGTGCTTCATAGGCGAATCTGGCACGTATTACGCCCTTTGGAAGGACAAGACCTATAGAACATTCAAGAAGGAAGATTTCCTATTCAACACCACGATCTCGAATGATGATCCTTTATTAATACCTAAGTTTGTCGCTAAATACAAGAAGGATGAATTTTTAGCGATGTACGATGAGTACTCTCCCGGTGATTATAAATTTTACCTTTTGAAAAAAACATCGTTAGAAAAGATTCTGGGAGATATTGACGCTGATGTAAACAAGCGGTTAGCAGATGACGATTCACTTTTTAAATATACTACGTTTGGCGTATGTCTGCTTCGCTTATATGACGGCACGTATGTAGCGACATCCGGCTTCTTCGTTCTTCAGAACAAGTTAGATTCCACATTGTCCCTTAAACGTACCACGACTGGCTGGGACGGTCCGTCTTTCCAGATGGAAATGACTCTGCGCCACTACAGCATACGCGTTAGCCTTGCAACAGACAAGATTAAGGATTTGATAACAGGTTTTGATGTTTACCTTAACCTTTCCGATTCGTTGTTGGACATAAGGGAATATTATAACAACGGTGATTATGATAAGAACATACAAATACCGGATACCACTTATACACTTGATTTTATCGATAAGAAAAGATTATACGAGAAAGTTGACGAGATGCCGTTATACAAGGTCGCATCCTGCGATATTGACGATATGGATAAAAGCATAGATTTAAAGAGACCTATCGGAACGGAAGAGAGCTTTAACAGCGAAATGCTTAACGCTTTGGATACAGGTGCGCCAGGCGGCTATCTATATAACAACCGTCTGCATTTATTCAACTACAAAAAGATTTTCCCTTGCAAGGACTATCCGTTTGTACAGTATATTAATCTTGAAACCGAGACAGCCGAAGAAGCTGATTTCATAGCCGTACATTCTTTTGCCGACGGTAATAAGATATACTGTAAGTTTAAAGACAAAGCAGTAATTCCGGCTATGGTTAGTTTGTGTCTGCCAAATTTGGTTTCAACGGATTATTATTTTAAAAAGGGTGAAGAGTGTTATTGGCAAAGAGTTTTATACTATAATTCCAAAACCTACCCTTGGAGCATATGTGCCTCGTATGATAAAGGTATCTTCGGTGATATTCAAGATTTCCGACATTGTTCTCCCGTTGAATACAACGAGAAGGTGGCGTTAGCCGAAAAATCCGATATGGTGGTTTCTTCCTCCCAATCTTCCATCCTTGTTTCGAAAGCGGAGAATCCCATGGTGTTTCCTGCAAAGAATTCCGTCAGTGTAGGTTCTTCTACCATACGTGCTCTTGCTGCCAACACACAGCCGATATCCGAAGGCCAGTTCGGTGACGCTCCATTGTACGCATTTACGGACGAAGGAGTGTGGATGCTTATGTTGGATTCTGAAGGTGTCTATCAGTCACGCCAGCCCGTCAACAGGGAAATTTGTACCAATACGACAGGAATACTTCAGACCGATGATGCCATTCTCTATGCGTCTGACCGGGGCATCATCATGCAGCAGGGACGTTCCTCCAAGTGTATCACGGAGGCTCTTGACGATTATCCGTTTGACTACAACACGATGCCACATTCCAGGGAGATCCTTGCTACAGGCAAGATACCTTCCATAGGTGTAGCTTACCGGATGACGATACGTCAATATCTGAAGGAGGCAGAAATGGTCTTCGACTATTACAATTCACGCCTTGTCCTGTTCAATCCCAACTGCAAGTACGCATACATTTACTCTCTTCGCAGTGGTATGTGGGGCACAATCCCGAATAAGTTCCGTAGCCGTGTTAACATCTATCCGCAGGCTTATGCCGTCAACACCGATGGCAGTATCGTTGACTTGTACAATCCTGATGCTGAGGAATACGTGCCTTATTTCTTCTGCACCCGTCCGATGACATTGGATGCTGCCAATGTCCACAAAACCATATTCTCTCTTATAGTGAGAGGATATTTCCAGCCGGACGTTGAGAAATGCGGCATTGCGCTCTATGCATCCAACAATCTCTTTGACTGGGTCTTGGTCAGCACATCAGCCACTCAGTATCTTAGAGGCATTGCAGGAACACCTTACAAGTATTTCCGCATAGCCTGTATCGGCAACCTGCGTCCGGAAGAAAGCATAAGCGGTTGTTCCATAGACGTTCAGCCGAGATGGAACAACAAACTGAGATAAACATCAGTCAAAGTAGTGACCTACGATGTGCACGTTGCCCGTGCTTTTCTGTACGGCTCTCTCCATCCGTTCCTCAGCGTCAAGAGCCAACGCTGCGAACCGCTCCGCTCCGTCTGGGTGGACGATGATAAGATATTGCTCCAACACCTTGTTGACAATATACTTGTGGGCGTATGTCATCAATGTGTGTGCCGTGCCGTCCGGTATGTCATCCGGAACAATCATTGCAAGGTAGTATGCGTCCTGATCGTTGACCGGTGAGCCAGTCATTATGCGCCATTCGTTAGTGTCAAACTCGCTGCCTTGCAGCTTGTGCTTGGTCAGGGCGAAAAGAGTCTCCTTACAGTCCTCCACAGCCTGATCCAAGAGTCTCGCTGTCGTTTGCATATTGCCGTCCTGTATGATGTCGTAGACATTATGTTTCTCATGTCCGCCTTCCTTCTCGTCCACGGGCAGACTGTCAGCATAGATGTATGCAGCGGATTCTATGTCTCCGTACAGCTCCTCCTTGAGCAGCTCCACCACTATTCGCTTCTGGTTGCATCTGCAGTCGCATCCGCATTTCATATCACAGCATTTCATAATCTGTATCTGTTTGGTTTTACACGTTTGTTAAGAGCCTTGCGTATTCTCAGCAAGGCATTCAGTGCCAGCTGGGTGTACCCTCCCACCTCATCCTTGGATGTTATGTTAAACCATTCCGCAAGGGTATTGTAGACAATATAGTCATGCATGGCTGTACTGAGAGTCTGCTTGCAGGAGAAGTCGTAGTTGGACGGCATTTTCAGCTTGATGACTATCGGCTGAGCCTCAGCGGTCAGTTTGTCGTCGGTTTTACGTCCTTCCTCGGATATGTCGGTTTCCGTATCAAGGATGTATTCAGACACCTCCATTGTCAGCGACTGATATGCGGTCTCGATAGACCGCAGCATCTGCTCGTTGTCCTCGTTGTCGTCACCTATCTGCATGTTGCTGACCGCCACCGCATTGGTGTCGGTCTGCCGGGAACGCCCTGCAAGATGCGCCTTGTTTTGTATGTCGAAGATAAGTTCGCTCTTGTCAAGCGTTATCGTCAGATTGTTCTGTGCCATCTGCTGTCGGTTTTGTCTCTATTGTCGGTTTATATTGTCTCCGTACAGGAGCTGTCTTATGATACACCATCGTCATTATCTCGTTCAGATTGTTCTGTGCGAGAGACGTATAGTACTGGGTGTTGTCAGGGTCTGCAATGGCACTCCATTTTGACATGATGCTGTTGACAAAGTATGTGCTGCACAATGATTCCAAGGCTTCCGTCATCGCCTCGTTGAATCTGCCGTATGTAAGGAGTTCCGCTTTGTATGATGCAGGATTCCCAATGATGCATCCCGTCTGCACAGTGTCCACTTTTCCACGCAATGCGTTTGTCAATGTCTCTGCCGTCGTCTTCCACATCTTGTCAAGCATAGCCTCGTCCACCTTTGCCATTGCTATCCTGTCGTATGCACCTTCCTTCAATGTCTTTTTCTTGCTTGCCACGTATGCCGAAAGTCTCATCAGACGCTCCTCCACGTCAGACGGGTCCACACTGACTATAGTCCTGCCCTTGTCGGCAGCAGGAGGTGTAATCGGTATCATCGGTATCTTGTTTGTATCTGCCATATTAAAGAATATTCGTTTCTTGCAAATTTAAATGATTAGCTTTGCATTTCTAACATATTCATTAAACTTATGGAAATACTACTTAAGCGTATAGCAAGAAAGAAGAACTACACCATCGGCAGGTTCTATGTTGACGGTGATTATGTGTGTGACACACTTGAGCCGACTGACCGCGGATTGGATTCCGGAATGAGCATAGCGCAGCTCTCAGGCCTCAAGCAGAAAGGCAGGACGGCAATACCAACTGGAAAGTACATGGTAGCCATGAACATGGTATCTTCACGCTTCGGCAACCGACCTAAATATGCTTTCTGCAACGGACGTTTGCCCAGACTTCTCAATGTTCCGGTCTTTGACGGTGTGCTTATCCATATCGGCAACACTGAGGCTGATACAGCCGGATGCATACTTGTTGGCGAAAACAAGGTCGTAGGTAAGGTCATCAATTCCACAGAGACTTTTGCTAAGGTCTACTCCATCCTCAAGTCAGCCAAGGACAGGATCCACATCACTATTGAATGAAAAAAGGAAGCCGTCTTCACAGACAACTTCCTTCAGCTAAGAAAAACCTTTAATAAATCATATAACTACTACACACTAACCTTATTTATTACCCCTCAAAATCTTTGCTAAACCCAAGCCCACCAGAAAGGACATGACGGATATGAATATGGTGTCCTTTATCGAACACTGGATACCCGTCTTCTTTTCCGAGACCTTGTCACGGTCTGAGTCCTTGTCTTTGGCCTTGTATTCCTTCTTACCGGATGTCTTCTCCACTCCCGTGCTGTCGCTTGTGTTGCTGACTCTGTCACGCCAATGCCATTCGCTCTTGCCTATGACATTGCCGTTTGCGTCCAAAGTCAACGCTACGGAATCCCTGATTCTGACCGAGTCCTTTACGATGTTGGTGAAACGAAACCTTATCGAATCAAGTGTATGCAGCCAACAGGTGTCATGCAGCTCCATCCTTTTGTAGTCAGTCTCTCTGACTGTCTTTTTTGTGGCGCACCCTGCAAGTGTCGCCACAAGCATGATGACTGTCAATGTCCTTTTCATTCTGTAATGTTTTTAATGCCCTTTGCAGATACACCTCCACCATACTGATGTCACAATGCGTCAGATGCAGTTTGTGGCCTATGCTGACCATATCGTCCTGGTCAGCGTATACGTTGAAGAGACTATTGTTCCAAAGCCACATACTTGACTTGACGGCTCCAAGCGGTTTCATCAGCAGTTCCGGCTTGACCACAACATTTCCGACACGATGCACCTTGTTGTACTCTTGGTAGTTGTCCTTGCCCTTAAGCAGGAGGAGTCCTCTGCCTTTGTATTTTGCTCCGTCACCCTTTTCGCTGTTTCCGTATTTGTTATCATACTTGGCAAAATCCTCGTCATTACCGAATTCCGCCACTCGTCTGAACTGTAAGGTGACAAAAGCCACAAACGCAAGATAGTAAGCCATGCGTCTTGGCGTGTTTATGTCAAACCTTTCCGCATAGCCGTTGATGTAGTTCGCATAGTCCAGAATCTTGCTTCCGGCTGCCGGCATGATTTCTTCCAACTGAGCGTTGGTTACCTTTTCAAGGTTCTTTTCTTTCCTTTTCCGATTCATTCCTGTATTCCTGATATTTTTTAAACAAAGGTATCTTGTCGACAAACTTGAATGTCAAGACATAATATATGAAATCCACCAGTTGATACCAAGGTGTGCCGGGTATCAGGATGTTCCTCCAGTTGCGACATATGTTTGTGGTGAACAGATACATCGCAGCCACGCATACGTATCTCACACACGTCACTGCCTGTTCTTCAGTCCGCAGGAAATGCCCTACCACGAACAGTGAGGCTATCGTGACGAAGAATATGGCGCAGCAGACAAAGAACATCCCTGCTTTCTTCCATGACCATTTCTCATCGTTGAACCTCGCTGCTACCAGTCCGAACAAGAAGTTCACTCCGAAGAGAATGATCATCCCCAACATAAAGTCCTTTATGGGGGCGAGGAGCGTGAGAAACGCCCAGAACATACCTAATACCAAACCTTTTATGTCGTTCATTTGTTATCGTTTTGTTTACGCAAAGTTAACGGATAATGACCGTTGCCAATCATTATCCGTTAATCCTTAATCAACATATCGTATGCGCTTGAAGTTTCCTCTCGCATAGATATCGTCCTTCTTCTTGTGCTTTTTTTTAGCTACGCCATGTCGGTATATGTCGGACTGCTCCCTGCCCATGGACTCTGTGGCGATGCCGAAACCATTGGTGTTAACGGCGTCCTTCTCGTTTGTTGTGTCTTCAGCTAACATAGTTGTATTATTGTTGTGATTCTTCTGCCATTAGTGCTCCTTGCTGCTCAGGCGGTATGCCCTGTCCGCTCATCATCTGCTGCAGCATAGCCTGTGCCTTGGCGTTCTGAGGCAGCTGTGCCTGTATCTGCTGTTGCAGATTCGGGTCCATCTGCGGCATCTGGCCGTTCTTGTCGTAATTCTCCTTGGCTGACTTGATGCACTGAAGAAGTTCGTCACCGAACGGGAAGTCACCCACCTGCAAGAGCCATTCCAGCTGAATCGCACCCTTTGCCCACAGCTGCATGAGGAAGTCGTTCGCGATCTGCCTGTATGCAGGGGTAGATGTAGACTCAGTGATATTGATGTCGAATTCCACATCACGGATTCGTTTCGGGTCGTACTCTATCACCTGTCCTGCCCTGCCTACAATGTTGACCGTCTTCTTCGTGTCGTAATACTGTTGTATGTTCTTCACGTCCTTGTACGCTCCGTCTATGACGAACTGCGAGAAGGTCTCAAGGATGTCAAGGAGGGACATGGTAGCGTTCTGTGTCTGCTGTGCGTACAGACTGCCGCTCGTACCGCTCACACCAGGCTTGCCCTGCAATACTCCGTTCACGCCGCTGATGTCCTCGAAGAACTTGAGCTGCATGCTCAGCAGATCTCCGATGCCGATGTTCGTGCAGTTGTTGGCTATCTGCTGCGGAATCTGTCCGGACTTGCTTGGCTTGAATCTTACGATGCCGTTGAATCTTGACCATTCGTCAGCGATATCGCTCCATGACATATCCTTCGGCTTTGCGTCATCCGGTATGAGCAGCATGCCCTTGGCGGATGCACGTAGGATAAAGTCATACATCATTGTGAGTCTGTTCACGTAACGCTGCTGGTCAATGACATCCTCCACAAACGAATGTATCTCGCCGTCAATAAACGGATAGAACTTGAAGACGTAAGGATGTTCTCCATGGTCGTATGGTGTTTCTCCTTCACGCAGGATGTCCCCGAACGGTGTCAGATAATAGAAGTACCAATAGTCATCCATAAACCACTCTGTAGTGATGATGGGGACCTCACTTTCGGGCATTCCGGCTTCAAGGCATCTGCGCTTCCTTTCTGCGTTTTCCTTCAGCACAAGTTCCTCGTAGTCCTCAATCTCTATCTTGTAAGCGTCACCGTTGTTGTAGTCATGGCAAAGGTATCTCGGCTTGTATTCCTTCCTCCACACCTCAATGACACGGCATAGGTTCGGGTTGGACGGTGAGAAGAAGTCAAGGTTACGCAGTTCGTACTGGCCGAACTTCTGGAAGTTGTCCGCTATACGCTCGTTGTAAGCCTGTGGCGAATAGATGCTCCTCAGCCTTTTCACGTCCTCCTCACATTTGGCGAATTCCCGCTGCACCTCAAGGAACGACACGTCATGCACCTGTCCGAGACAGCTCACGTCAAAACCTCTTGGGTCTTTGAAGTTGTTGTCAACGAAGAACGTATTGGGACTTACCATTTCAGTCCAGCACTCCAGTCTGCCCTGCTGCCATCCGTATTTCTTCTTCTGCACAGCTGCGCCACTTATGAGGAATTCCTCCATGGTTCGGGCGTCCAGCTCGCTCTGCCTGTTGACGTTACGGCAATATTGCAGTACAACGCTCATTGTCTCACCGTATTTCTGCTCGTCCTTGTCACGGGCGGTACAGGTGGGTTCCTTCGACTGTGAACGATACACACCGAGCACATTCTTGACCAATCGTCTTATGAGGTTGTTTTTCAAGGGTATGTTGCCTTTAGAGCGTATCAGGTCCTCTTCTCTGACACGTCTCCTGATGCCACATCTGCTCCTCACTTCCACGTAGTCATCCCATTGTCTGCCGTAGTTGTAACGCTTGCACCGCTCCCTGCGTTCACGGAAGTCCTGCATGTTGTTCCAATATCTCTGGGCTTCAAACAATATGCCGTATGCCCTTCGCCAAGGATGCGTCTCCACACGTGATGCCTTTACGCTGTCGAGGACATCCATGTCGGCAACCTTGCTGAGTGCTATCAGTTTGTCTTGCTTTTTCGTCATTATTCCTCCTCGTTATTGGTGTTGTTTGGACGTATTGTCGCCTTGTTTCCGGTCAGACCCTGAGCCACTGACAGCAATGCTGATGCCGTCTCCGTGTCACCAAGGGTCATGCAGGCGAGATATCCGGTCATATAGACCACAGCGGATTTCAGCTTTTCCGGCAGAGCGATGGTTTCCTGACCTTCGTTTTCGATTTTCGGTAGAGGCAGATACGTACCCGTCTCGATAGGGTCATAGTCTTTTTCCGTGCTTCCTCCCACTTCCGAGGAATAGAGCATTACCTCCAATTCCCCGTCCGCACCTTGCTGTACGACAGCAACCGGACGCTCCGGGTCACCCATCACGCCACGTATGTGTGATGTCTGAAAAAGTGCCTCCTCATCATTCTCGTCAATGATTCTTGCTGCCCTGCTCCAGGATTTCAGCTTTATTCGGATTAGCCTCAATGTGTCAGACGGCAGCTTTATCCGATATACATAAGAGTTGTCCACCTTTACGCATTCACGGCCGGGCAGCACGCCCGTTCCCCATCCCTTGCCGGAAAGCATGGAGAGAGGAGCGTTTGATTCCACCAGTGTGGCAGCATCCACCAGCTTGCTCCTTATGATATCCTTCTGCTGAAGGGTATCCACATCACCGACATCTACGAGCGTAGTGTCCTGTGCGTTGCGGTCCATGCAGACCTTCACCTCCGCAATAAGTTCTGTAACGCTGTAGTTCTTCATAAGCCTTATTTGTCTATGTCAAGACCTTGCAGTTTCACGCCGCAGGACTCTGCCTGTGCCAGAATCTCCTCCTTGGTCTTCATCTTGCTTCGTGATATGCCGAATTTTTCGGCAAGCCAGTCCTGAGCCTCGGTAAACGTCTGGACGATATGCACGTCCTGCTCCTGCTTCTTCTGTGCAGCCTTGCGCTTGTTCTTCTTTGCCTGCTCCGTTTCGTCAATTGCCGATTGCAGGTATATCTTGCTGCCGAACCACGGATGAGACTCTATGGCTTCCTGTTCATCCTTATCCGTAGTCGTATAGGTGCTTGTGCCGTTTGTCAGCGTGTCAAACGCAATGTGGTATCTTGAGCCTTTGTTAATGCATGAGATAACCACGCTTGTATATGCCTTGTATGTCTTTATCATGTCTTTAAAAGAAAAAAGGGGACAGGGACTCTCATCCCCATCCCCAGCTGAACAAATATGAATGAATCGAATAATTAGGCGTTGCCCAACTCAAGACGTGCGTGAGCCATCGGGTATTTGAGATAGAGACAGCTTACCTCCTGAATGACCACTGCATCAGAGTTGCGGATTCCTGCCTTCTTGAGGTCAAGGACGTTACGATACCAAGGTATGTATGTCTTCTTGACGAGGAATTCGGGGTCCATGGCGAATGCCTTGTCGGACATGCCGTTCATGTCCATCAACTCGGAATGGATGACGAGAAGCTCACCGAAGTCGGTCTCCCAAGACTTGAACTTAAGATTCCATACCTCTACAGTGTCTTTAAGGCGGAACTTCTCGGAGCGGATCTTTGACAATGCGCTTACCACGTCACTACCTGCAATGACCACCTTGCGCTTGTTGCCGATACCGGTTCCGACAAACAGGTCCTTCGAGAGGTCCACAAGCTCGTTGTCCCAGATCACATAGTCATTCTTGTCGAAGCCGACCTTCTGGTCTTCCTCCGTTGCCTTGTGTCCGATCTGCACATCCTTGCCGGCCATCCACCAGATACCCTTCGTGAACCACTGCGCCATATTATCCTTTGTCACGTGACGGATGCATCCCATATCACCGAACATAAGGCTGTTCTCCATGGCCAGTCGCATATCGTAGATCGAGTCCTCCTCCAAGTCAGAGAAGTCCCAGTTCACCACCTTGTCAGCGATTTTGTCGAAGGTGGACATTTCCACCTGAATCATGAAGTTCTGACAGTACTGCATCTCGCCTGTCGGCAGATTGTTGAAACGTCCGGTCTGAACGTCCAGCTCGCCGCAGCTCTTGGCCATTCGGATGAGCACCTGTCCTGCCTCCAGCTGCGGAATGCCAAGAGGCTGGCCGTTCACGTCATTACCGTTGACGGCATAAACGATAGGCATGCCGTTATCGTCTCTTCCGCAAACACACAGAACGAGGTCCGGGATGACCAGCTTGCTGTTTTTTGCCTTAAGGTCTGCGTATGCCTGTCCCTTGTAGTTTGTGACAGCCTTTACGCCGACCACACGGATGGTATCGTCAAGCGTAAACATGGTAGGGTCCTCCACCTGAAGAACCATAGACGTGCCCGTACTTGCCTCTGTCTGAACCTTTACCTTTGTCTTGATGGGACGGGTGCCGATAGAATAATACTTGACCTCGAACGATGTTGCTTTCTTTGCGTCAGCGAATCGTGATATCTGGTCAACGGGTGTTGCCATCGGTCGAATCTTCGTGATCTTGTCATCGATGTCCTTCGAGTAGAAGTCCATGTCACCCTGGGCCTCCATCGCCTCACGACCGCCCGAGTCGGTTGAGATGCCGTCATTGCCGTTACCTGCACCGCCGTTGCCTTTGCCACCTGCCTCAGACGTGCCGCCCGCCTCAGACGCTGAACCGCTTGAGGTGACACCTGCATCGGGCAGGTCTGCACTGTTCGCCATGATAACCTGTCCGTTCACCCCGAAGAGACAGGCAAGAGCCAGCAAGAGCCAGCTCATTGATTTTCTGAAAATTTTAGTCATCTTATTTACATTAATGGATTATTAGTTCATCTTGATGCGCTTCTCGTTACCTGCCTCGTAGATGTTACGCTTTCGTCCCATCCGGCCGAGAACTCCCATTCTTTCGTTCTCAAGGTCAGTGACTCTGCTGTCCGCTCCGGAAGAACCGAGATTTGCCGTGCCGTCACTCTTCTTGCGTAACTTCAGCCTCTTGCCGATGTTGGCGTTACGTCCCTTCACCTCGCCTTCGTGCGCTGCCTGAGCCACGTCTTCGTCATGGCTTGCTGCAAGACGGAACATGTCAAGAGCCTCTTTGGTAAACTTGCCTTGGATGACATCGTTGGCCACCGAGAACAGCTTGCCGATAAGCTCGTTTGTCACTTCTTCGCCAAACTCCTCGTCAAACTGCTTGAAGACAGCCATACTTGCCTCCATGTTCTTTTCGTAGTCCTCCTGAAGCTTGTTTCCGTCACTGATCTTCTGAAGGTATTCCTCCTGCGCTTCCGCTATCTCGTCTGCGTTAGCCGGGTCGGTCAGATAGTCCATGAACTCGTCACCGTATTCACGCACAAGGTTCTTGACCGGATGCTCTCCCTTGCGCCAGCTCTGAAGGAAGGACGCTGCCTTAGGATTGCTCAGGAACATATCCGAGAAAGTCTTCTCGTTCTCCTTGTACTGTCCGAGCTGCTTCTGGTCTTCATCGTAGTCCTCGTTGATGGCTCCGTATATCGACTCGTCATCCGGATAGTCTACATCAGGATGTCGGGCCTTGAGTTTCTCAAGGGTAAGGTCTCGCTTGCTCTTCACCGACTGTGTGGCTGTTGCACCTGCGTTTTGTTTTGGAACAATCATATTTATATTGTGTTTTGATTTTTTCAATCCCAAAATTAAGCCATTTGTGTCACGCTTGCCTTTTATCCGTTAATAATGAGAGATTTGCTTGTAGGTTCGGCTGATTTTTCATATCTTTGTGGTATATCTCAATGAAATATAAGGGGTCACAATTCGAATACAAGTTCGAACGGGACGCTGACCTGTTGAGAGCCTACCGGGAACAACTGGCTATAAGACACAACATCAGTCTGACGGAGATTGCATCGGCCATTGCAAAGTCTCCGTCCAGACGCTTTTGGGTGTCAGAAGAAAGAGCCTACATCGTTGTTTCTGACATGATTAAGGGGAAGTCCATAGAGACCATGAGCAAGACCAAGCAGGCTATGTTTGGCGAGATTTACCGCAGATATGTCATCTATCAGAAGCAATTGCCAACAATGTCAAAGCGTGACATAATATGGCATATCTGCAATGAGGAAGCTCCGGAATTCTACCTTACTCCCAAGTCCGTTATCGTTATACTCCATAAGGCGAGAAAGGAGGAGAAGAAGAGATGCACAGAACGCTTACGCAGAAGATATGCCATGTCCTTGCTACAGTGACAATACTCCTGTCTTTCTTCCCTGCCTACAGGATGTCGCTCTATTCGGGATGTTCCCTGACGGAGCGTCTCGCATATCCGTTTTTCCACGCCAACATCTTCCATGCGCTGCTCAACCTATACGTTCTCCGTCAATGCATGAAGAGCCGTTGTGTGGGATTCTCACTCTTTGTGTTCTATCTTATAGCCGTATCATATCCGATGGCATCCACAAGACCGATTGTAGGTCTTAGCGGTCTCATCTATGCCTATATGGGATATCTCGCTCCTCTGGTCGTACACAAGACACGTTATCACCTGACCATCCTCGCCTACCTTGCCATAGGTCTGATTATTCCGTGTATGGCATTCGGTGTCCACGCCTATTGCTATGCATTAGGTCTGATATGGGGATACCTAACACTGCCGTTATGGAAAGACAGGTAGAGGAAATACTTGTTCTCAATGAAGAGAGAATCAAGGAGCAGGAAAAGACGTTCGACCCTCTGACTGGCGAGGGGTCCATAGGCAAGAGAAAGAAGTTTGTCTGTGACGGTATGCCGTTCAAGGAGCAATGGTTGCCAGTCGAAATGTTCTTCTATCCCTTGGTCAGACGCTTGGTGAAGCTCAAGTCCGTTGACGCTTTCCTCGTTGACCTTGGCGTTACCCCCAATCCCGATGACCGTGCAAAGGTGGTGGAACAGTTCGTCCGCATCCGTGTCACGGAGGATGTGGCGTTCTGGTTCGCCGCGTTCTGCTACATCAAGCAGAAGGGTGGCGGAGAGGATGTCCTCTTCCGTCTCAACAGGCCGCAGCGCAAGCTGATCGAATGGTTCGAGGATTGCAGACATCAAGGTGTGCCGATCCGTCTTATCATGCTCAAGGCTCGACAATGGGGTGGCTCCACAGCCGTACAGCTCTATATGGCATGGCTGCAGCTGGTGCAGGAAACGGGTCTCAACTCGCTCATCATCGCTCATGTCAAGGACACGTCCGTTGAAATCAAGGATATGTTCGACAAGCTGCTTACCGCTTATCCGGTACGCTTGCTGCATGAGATGGACGAACCGTACAACGAAAACGAGCCTAAGCAGGTCGGTGTCGGCAATGCCACTAACATCAAGCGTATTCCTCAGCGTAACTGCAAGATAAAGATAGGTACGGCAGAGAAGCCGGATTCCTGCCGAGGAGGCGACTATAACCTTGTGCATCTTTCAGAGGTAGGCTTGTGGAAAACCACTGAAGGTAAGACTCCCGAGCAGATTGTCCGTTCTGCCCAAGGTGGTATGAACTACACTCCCAACACCATGGTTGTTTACGAATCCACAGCCAACGGCACGGGCAACTTCTTCCATCGTGAATGGATTTCTGCCGTCAAGGGAGAGTCTAAGTTCAAGCCTTTGTTCGTCGCTTGGTACGAGATAGAGAAGAACGTCCTTCCGTTTGCCTCGAAGAAGGAGAAGGAGGCTTTCGCAAGTAAGCTGTGGCAAAACCGGGCGAACAAGAATGCCATGTCTGACCGAGAGGAGCCGGGACGCTATTTGTGGAAGTTGTGGAAGATGGGAGCAACCCTTGAGGCCATCAACTGGTATGTCATGGAACGAAGCGGTTATCATGACCATGCTGATATGGCAGCGGAGTGTCCGTCAGACCCGATTGAAGCCTTCAAGCATTCGGGAGCAAGGGTATTCGATGAATATGCAGTTGAGAAGTTCCGTTCTGCCTGCAAGGACCCCAAGGAAGTCGGGGATGTCTATGCCGAGAGCCTGTCGGGAGCAGACAGTCTTACCGGCCTCAGATTCGTTGAAGACCATCAAGGTCTGCTATGGATATGGAAGCATCCTCAGAAGTTCGATGATGTCACCATCGAAAACCGTTATGTTGTGGTAGTCGACATCGGCGGCACATCCAGCAAGGCCGACTGGTCTGTAATTGTTGTCTTCGACAGGTATCCGATGATTTTGGGAGACGGTCCGGAAGTCGTTGCACAATGGTATGGACACATTGACATGGACTTGCTGGCTTGGAAGGCGGCACAGATAGCCACCTATTACGACAATGCCTACCTGATCATCGAGTCCAACACCCTTGAGACCAAGGACAAGAACCGTTCTGTGGAAGGTGGAGACCAGTCCGCATTCATTCTTGACGAGATAAAGGACACGTACGAAAACCTCTATGCAAGAGGGCAGTCGGCAGAAGACATCAGAACGAAAGCTCCGGTCAAATACGGCTTCCATACTAATGTCAAGACCAAGCCGGAGATAATTTCCACGCTCAGACAGGTCATCCGTGACAAGGCTTACATAGAGCGTGACAGCAGATGTCTTGACGAATACCTTACATACGAGAAGGATTCGTCCGGTGCTTACAATGCTGTCATCGGAAAACACGACGACCTGCTTATGACAAGAGCCATAGGCTTACACGTCATCCTAAAGCAGATGGACTTTCCCGTCATGACGAAAATATCTCACATGGATTTGCAGACGTATGTTCCCGTTTCGGAAGCGGACGTTTAGTTATCAACTCTAATACAAAATATTTATGAACATCATCAAGAAACTTTTCCTTCGCATACGTGCGGAGATTGTGTATGCAAAAGCCAAGGCTGTAGCGGATAGAAAAGCTAAGGAATACCCGCCGCTGACGTATTTCGTACTTCCCATGGAGTCTGGCAAGCTGATTGTTGTCGACTACAACCAGTTCTGTGAAATGCGCAGATGGGGGAAAGCTCCCAAGGACGCCAAGCCGAAAGACCTTTACCGGGACTGTGTGTATCATACCAAGTGTATGTCGGACAAAGGAAAGGCGTCACACAAGCGGAAATACCTCAAATGGAAGGGACTTCTGTAGACAGCAAGAGGACAAGAGTTTTGCGCTCCTGTCCTCTTTTTCATTTTTGATGATTCGCTGTTATCCTGAATTACCTATTACCTATTGGTTCATCAGCCCTGCTGACTTCATTGCCTTTATCAGCGCATTTAGTTTTGATACGACAGAAGACAGCGTGGCGTTTGTTGCGAGAGCAGCCTGAGAAGCCATCTTGGAGGTGGGGATGTTGTCAAGACTATACTCTTTCCCGGCTGTTCCCGTCAGTGTGAAATACCAGCCTGGAGTCCCTTGCGCAATGCCTCCAGAGGCGAAGCACACCTTTGCCAAAGAGTTCGACAATGACAGCACGCCCTTGGTGGTGCCTACGCCGAAAGCAAGACCGCTTGCGTATTTTTGGGCGTACCATGCGGGGGCGCTATTGGCGCCTTTGACCACCTTGAGCCATGTGCCTTGTACATAGTCTGCACTTATAGCACTCCAGCCTCCAGTGGTGGTATTCTTCAATGTGACGCTTACGTTGTTAAGGGAGGTGATGTTATGGTTGTGGTTTGAGGGCGCATACATTGTCTTCAGCTTAGCCACAAGGTGGGAGAGTCCTTTATTGTCAAGATATGCCATAGTGGTGATTTAAGAAGCTACGCCCACGTTCAGTGAGCGCAGCAATGAGTGAAAGTTTAGAACAATGTGTCGATATAGCCGTCGGTTATCGCTCCGTTCAGAACAACCAGTCCTCCTGAGTCTGGGTCAAGTACATACAATTCTTTTCCAAATTTATAAATCGTCCCGGTTACTGGCTGGCCAAAATTATACTTATTTACGCCTCTCCATGAGCTATACTGCTTACCGCCTGACAAGAACGCGAACTTGTTTTTGGTAGTGTTGAATAATATCTGGCCTACATTTGATTGTGTACTCATGTTGAGTACATCGCCAGTTGTAAAGCCGCTGAATTCCAACACTCCGAAAACGGAAGACGGAATACGGTTTTCCTTTACACACAACGTATCCGGGTCATACAGGCCGTATGCGTTTTTAAGCTTCTGTAGGTTCTCAGCCGACAGGAGGCCATGGACGTCGTCCGTGGCATCCCACAGATGGCTGTCCTTGACGTGTCCGTCACCGTCAAGAGCGGCCACACCGTTATTTGCGCCCATCAGGTCATAGGGAATCTGCTTGACGTTAGTGACGTTGCCAAGTCCTACCTGGTCTTTGGTCACTCCGTGCGGATTCTGCTTGTTGCCGGTGTGGGCGTCAAGATTTTTCTGAACATCATCTATCCCTTTTTTGACAACCTTGTTCTGCACCGGATTGACGGATGTGTCACTGAGAGCTGTGTCCATGATAATCTTGACGGCAGCCTCGCCCAGCTTTTCCCACTTCGAGGCGTCGTAGTTGGACGTATCGCCCGTGTAGAGATATTCGGCATAGACATTCTTGTTTTCTGATGTCTCCGAGAGCAGGAGATATATCTTGTTCTTGTTGATGCCTGTTGTCGGGAGAGCGGAGACAATCTGGAAAAGAGTGGTGTCGATGGTGTTCGGGTCAACCACCTTGCGCCAGCCACTGGTTGTCTTTCGGTCATTCCATGATACCAGTCTGTAGTGTCCGCTGCCCTTTACGTACCACTCCTGTCCGAGAGCCAATGCGGTGTCGGTCTCGCCGGGGTTAAGGAGCTGCCAGTCCTGAAGCTTGATAAGGGCATCAAGGGATGCCACTACTCGGTGACCGCCTATGTGACGTGCATCACCTAACGCAAAACCTGTTGCGGAGGTATTGGCAGGTGCTAATGTATTCGCTTGTTTAAGTGCCATTTTATGTTCCTTTCTTTATGCTATGTCAAGAAATGAGTTATCCTTAAGAGCTCCGGGCTTCTCGGTTCTATAGACGTAATAGTCAATAGCGAGACCTGCTGCATTGGTGACCTTCACCTCACTCTTCACGAAGCCGCCGTTGAGCAGCGGTGTCGCTCCGTTCTGCACAATCTTTGTCAGCTCGCCCATGCTCTTCGGGTAGGCGATGACATAGTACTGTGAGTCGTTTGCCGAAATGCCGTTGAGATGCTGTGTCTTGGTAGTGTCAAGTTTTGAGCCTGACAATACCTTGATGACATCTGCCGACACGTTGGCGTTCGTGGAAAGTCCGTAGTAGAATCTGCGCTTGAAGACCACATTTGCCGAGGCTGACTTGGTGTCGTTGCCGGATGCTGGCTTCACGTCCTGTCCGCTTACCATAAGACCTGTCTTGGGTGCTCCGATGATCACGCTGACGGATGCGTTGGAGGAAGCCTTGTTAAGCATCGTGTAAGTGTCGGATGCCACACCGCTTGCAGGGACGGTGTTCCAGTTGCCGGTGACTACAGTCGGGTCTTTGTAGTCGTCCGCTCTCGTCCACTTGAACGAACCGCTCCACTGTGCGAGGTAGCCGTCCTCAAGGGTCACGTTGAGGTCGGTCGAGTCAAGGGAGGTTACCGCTACTCCTGCGTTGTTGAAGACGCTCCATTTGCCCGACAGTACAGGTGTCGGTAAAGGACGGTTTCCTGCCTTGATGCCCGAAATGAAGTCAGCGTTGGCCTTGCCCTTCTCGCCCGGATAGGCTTTTCCGGCTGTCTCGCCAATAGCGACCTTGTTGTCGGATACCTGCTTGTTTACAAAAGTCTTCAGCACATCAGTGTAGTGCTTAAGACCGTCTTTGTCAAGATATTCTGCCATAAATACTAATTGTTAAATGTATCGTTAATAATTCTGTCTATAGTTTCTTTGTCAATGATACCGCCACCTTGTGACGATACCTCATTAAATGTCTTGTTTTCCTCACTCCATGCATACAGATGCTGCGGGGTCTGGCTTGCGTCCATATACACGCATTCCCTTTTGGGTGTCACACCTTCATCATCCTGATCTCCATAGTATGCACAGCCGGGGAAAGTACTGTAATACTTGTCGTTCTTCTTTCCGATGAACTTCTTGCGTTGGAAGTCGAAGACAGGAACAGAGTCGGGCTCCTGGATTAACGTCTCCAAAGATACAGTTCTGTTGACAAAGCCTTGGAAAGACAGCACTTCCCTGTATTGCGTCGGGATGGCTGATGTGTTCAGGTTGCCGTCATCGTCAGTCAGGTTCTCAAGCGTCTTGGAAATTGAGCTGAATTTCTGCTCCGTCCAATAGTCAAGCCCCGCGCTCCACCTTGACCATGTCATCGGCTTAACACCTTCGGTCTCCTCCTTCTTCGCATTGTAGAATCTTCGGTACACGTATGAGCGTCCGTCAGTATGTGGCGAATTGGCGGTCAGCTCACCTGTCATGGTCTCGTAGTCGAAGTTTTCAAGCGTGTAGCTTGTCTGCACCACCTGCCATAACTGATGATGGCTGTTGTCGCTCCACATGTCTATGACGCCTACGGGCTTTCCGTTGTCCACAAGACGCAACCGCATGGGCATATCGCCCGTCATATAAGACTTCAGAGTATTGATGTCGGTGATGTCCATATCTCTTATGTCCATGTCGGTATTGTCGGGTATTGCGGACGTGCAGAGGTCATCGGTGATGTAGTAGCGGAGGTTGTAGAGTCCCGTAAACTCTCCGTCTATCACTCCTGCAGGGACCATGGTCTGCCTGTTGTCACTGACAATCTGCACGATGCCACGTTCCTTGCTCGTCAACTGCTTCTCTCCGTCCTTCCATTTCACCTGCAGGCTGTAGTTGCCGATATCCATCGTAGGCGGGATAAGGCATACAACCTCTGACCTTGTGCGTTTCACCTCCTTCAGAACGTAGCTCTCGCAACAGTAGAAGTCTCCAAGCATCTTTACTACAAGGTCTTGCAGCCCGAGGACGTTGACAGGCGCTGACCGTCTGCTGTCCCAAGGCATCTCCACCTTGTCTATAAGCACATGGAGATAGAAGCTGTTGCCTTTAAGTATCTTGTATACCATTTCTTGTTTTTTGCAAAGGTAGGCAAGAAAAGACCTGCCTACCTTTTATTTATTAATTGCGCTGCGCTTTTATCTTTTCGAACATACGGTTGCCTTCTTCCACAAGTTGCACGTACTGTTTGCGTAGTGCTCTGTACTCTTTCATCTTCTCAGGGTCAAACGTAGCCTTGTGTTCGTCATTGACAAAGCTCTTCACAATGGCGTTCATCTTCTTCTTTACAGACTGAGCCTCCTCCACCTTTCCTGCAAGGTCATAGTACTTGTTGAAGGTGTCCATGCCGGATGGCGTGTTTATGTCTGCCAAGTCGAAGATGTCCTTTGCCGGCTTTATCTTCTGATAGAGGATAGATGCCTTGGTGTCCTCGAAGTCATCGGCAGGAGTGGAGTGACGCTTGTATACGTCCTCGCCTGTCTGCTGATGAGGCTGATAGAGGTCGGCATTGCCTTCCTCCTTCCATCTCTCGTACTTCTGCTCCTCCTTACGTTGCTTCGCCTTCGGCTCGTACTCCTTCATCTCCTTGTATTCTTCGGATTTATAGAAGTCCTCAAGCACGCTGAAGTTGCCTGTCTTACGGGCATCCTGACGTATCACTCCCAATGTATGTGACGAGCGTTGGTATTTCTCGAAGTCCTGCCAATACGCATCACCCTTGTTCTTGCTCTGAGGTCTGTCGTTCGGATTAGCCACAAACTTGCTGAAGAAAGGAATGTCAGCGGTCTTGAAGTCCTTCCTTGTCTCCTCGTCAGAAGCCTTGGTTATGGCTCCTGCTATCTGGGAGCCTAACGTGTACATGCCTCCGAGATACGACTTGAGAAGATGGTCGATGACGGCAGGGTTGTTGGCGTACCTTCCCACAGCGGTCTGTTCCACCGGACCCTGCTGCGCCTCGGGATATTTGTTGCCTATCGAATTTATCCACTTCGAGTACCTCAGCAGGAAATCTGGTGTTCCTGCATAAGCTTTCTTGAAGGACGGGTCATACTTGTTGAAGTCACTCTCCCTATAGATCGGCTTTCCGGTGAACGTCACGTTCTGGGCTATCTCCACCAAAGGTCTGATGGCATTTGGCATCAGAGACACCAAGACGTTGCCGTCATAGCTTACAGGGTCAAGCGGAGAGAGGTCTATGATTTGCCCCATGAGGTCGGCAGCATAGTTGCTCCACGATTCCTTGGCGTTCTCTCCTCCCCACATGGCTGATGCCACCATGTCTCCGATGCCGTAGAAGCCGCGGAACTCCGGAGCCAAGGGTATCTTGATGAAGTTATGCGTGAACGGAATCCACAAGATACAGTTGTTGCGTCTGTCAAAAGAGCTGAACTTCCAGTACTCGTCCTTCGGGCTGTACTCGTCATCGTCATCACCGCCGCCTGCCGCAGCGGATGCAAGGTTGAACATCAGCTCGTTGAAGAGAGGCACAAGCATGCCGCTCGCCATCCACGCTGACGTGACAGCCGTAAACTTTGCTTTGTGTTCCTTTGCCAATGCTCCGAGTGTCTGAAGGGACTGTATGGCAGGATTGATGAAGAGAAACAGCTGACGTATTGCCGACATGCCCATCTCGCCCGTTCCCTTTCGGTTGAAGTTGAGCGTCACGTTCTTGGCATCCTGCACCGCCTCTTCTATGCCTCTTCCGTATTCTATGCTTGTCTGGTAGATGGCGAATCGGTTCGAATCCTCAATCACTCTGTTGATGTATTCCACACTGTCCGCTATAATATGGCCTACCTTGACCGGATTAAGTCTCGTCCTGCCCATATCCTTCAGGTCACGCTGAATCTTCTCACGGAATGCGTCCACGTCCATCGTTGAGACGAAGCCCGTCTCACCGCCGTTAATCATGAAGTTCCAGAAGTTCTCCTCTATCTTGGTAGCTTTGTTGCTCTTCACCTTCTCACGCAGCTTGCCGTTCTGATATTCCTTCACAAGACCGAACATACGCATCTGCACGTCCGGACGCATAAACTTGGTTCTGAGCAGCCAGTTGTAGCGTGCATCTTCACGGATGGCTGTCGAAGCAAGGGTCATGGTTGTGTCTCTCGCCCAGTTCGAAGGGACGAACAGCGGAGACAGGGATGTGTAGACAGCTGCCATCTTCCTGCCCAGCCAAGCACAGGCTTTCTCGAAGAGGCCTTCATGCTCCCTTACTCGCATTGCCCTTGTGTTGTTGAGAGCCTGGGCGAGCTGCGGGTCTCCGTTCACATAGATGACGTACTCTTCTCCATCCTTCATTACACGTACTTCATGCTCACGCTCCTCTGACTTGGTCTGAGGATATTCTATGTTCAGACTGCCTCGCTGTTGGGTAGCGTCACCGCTCTGCTCCATCTGCTCCATCTTGGTCTGGAAAGCATCCAAAGCAGCCTCTATCACAGCCGTGTCGGTCTCCTCCACCGGGATGTTGGGCGAAGCCGGAATCCATACCTCGTTGCCGGATTGGTCTTTGGTCTTTACATACCATGCCTTGCTTACCGTAAGCAAATCCGTGGGATGGTTCATCGCCATCGTGAGGAAATGTTGCTTCACCCAGTTCCTGTTGTTGACAAGGAAGCCAGACTCAGCCATGTTCATAATGTATGCCACGGGGTCATCGGCAAGAGACTGTCTTCCGTGAGCCTCCTTGAGAGCAGCGTTGAACACGCCACGGCCGCCTCCTGCGTAATCCCAGACTTCATCCGCTGCCGAGTCGTTCCATCCACGAAGCGGAATGTAATGCTCGTACATTCCTCTTACATAGTCATATGTTTCGTCCGACATCATTCCTGCGTCATGGCTGTTCTTGAGAATCTGCCTTGTTGCCTGTCTTACCGCATCCCACAGTTCGCCTGTCTCATGTCCGTTCTTGCTCTCTATGTCGGCACACAGTTCCGCTGCCTTTTCCTCGAAGTCGGTTTCGTTCTGGAAGAGTGAGGACAGGCCTGCATAGTCCCTTACCACTCCTCCCTTGTCGTATCTGAAGGATTCATAGTTGCTGCAATAGCTCTTGCGGATGGCATCGTCAGTCCTGCGCCACTGTGCGTAGTCGTACTTTCCGGCCTCATAGTCAGCATCGTTGATGAGTCTGCGAGAGTCTGCCTTGTATTGTCTGTAGGCATCGTGTATCATCTGCGCCCTCAGTCTCTTTGCGTCCGGCTGAGTGTTGCCGATGGCTTTCTTTGCCTCTGCCTCCAATGCTGCCATAAACGCCATATGCGCATTACGCTCAAGGCCGTGCTTAGCTATCATATAGTTTGTCACGTTGTTATAGCTTCCGTCCAGACGCTTCATCATGACGTTAAACCATTTGCGCAATGGTTCGAGGTATTCCTGGTCGTATTGCTCGAACTCGTTCTTCGCCTTGCCGTGACTGTTGTTCTCTGCCATGTAGGCATCCTCAAACGTTCCGACCTTCAGTAGTCCCGAATGACGGGCAATAGCCTCCTGAGCCTTGCGGATGGCGAGCATGCTGTCCTGCACTGCTATACGCGTAAGGACGGATCCACGCTGAAGTTCGTAGTTGAATTCTCCACGTGCCGTCATACCGGACGACAGGTGTCCCTCATATTTGGGTGCAGTATTCCACAGCGCCTTGTCTTGGTTGTATTTTGCCAAGCGACCAGCGAAGTGCAAGTCACTCTCGCCAGCTTCTCGCTGAGGAACAACCGGACGCTGTGCGTTCTTGGGAAGACGGTTACGCTTCAGCCACGAAGCCATCTCACTGTTCCACTTGTCATAGTTCAGAGAAAAGCGGATAGTATCATCGCCATCAAGCTGCTGCTCAGAAAGGCTCCAAGAGGCCCAGCGCTGCCTATCTTTTTCCTCAGATTCCTTTGCCGTCTCAGAAGAATTGTCTACATTTGCAGCAGATAACTCTTGATCGGATGGATATTGGTCAGAATTGGGCTGACTGAGAAGTGACATCTGTTCGGGAGTTATTTCTTTACTCGTATATAGCAACTCTTCATTTATTGGAAGATTTGCGCTATTTCTTCTTCCAAATATCGTAGCAATAGAATTAACTTCAAGGTTTCTTCCTGCATTTTTCACATCAACTCCTACTACAACATATTCACCCTTTGAAGTTCTTAATGATGTATATATGCGATAAGCATTTTTCTTGCCTGAGACTTTTGCTATTGCAAATGGATTTTTTAATGCTTTAGGCAAATTGTTCCATTCTGCTTCTGTAAAGTCATGCGACCCATCTTTGCCAAAGTGACGAGACAAGACACCATAGCGAACCGTAAACTTATCACCAGTCAGTCCCAGTCTCTTCATGAAGTCAGGAGTTTCAGCAACATCAAAGTATTTCATATTGAACAGCTGTGATGCGAAAGCTTTTCCTTTTGAGTACAGGGTATGAATGGCATCAAACAGCGATTGGTTATTGACATTTCTCAGAGTCTGCTGATTGCTCACACCATCCCCCATCAGGAATATCTGGTCCTCTCTTGCCACGTCCTCCGTCTCAGCAGCAAGACTCGCCCTGCGCTCCTCTGCACTCATACCCATGCGCTCCTGAACGTTACGAGCCTCAACCTCGCCGGCTACACGATTGTAGAGGTCTCTTTCGTCTATTAAAACTGCCTTGTCGAGTATTTCGGAAGGGAATTTCACTAACGTATCATAAACAGTCGTCACACTATTAGGATTATTATCAAAAGATTCAGCCCAAGTAGGATAAAAGCCATGTTCCTTTGCCGCCTTAATTACATTTTTTACGGCATAGCTCATCCTTTTATATTCACCACGCTTCACCTTATTTTCCGCTATCCTTCTTAACTCTGCTAACTCATGCAATTGAGATGAGGAATAATCCTGCAAAAAATAATCGGAATACAGGCCCTTCATATACTGCGGACTGCCACCCTCAGCAAAGCCCTCAATCACCTGAATGGCATGCTGTATCTCGTGCAAAAACACCGACTTCAATTCTTTGGTACGCATGTTGGCTGTCACCTTACCCGTGTTCACGACAATTTCACCGACGTCATTGACTTTAATGTTGATGACGTCGCTTATAGCATAGTAGCTCGCTGTCTCCCAGCCACCTGTATCCTTGAACGTCACACGGACGTTCCTCAGCTCAGGATAAGCCTTGAACAACTCAGGAGCATCCACATAAGCCTCCAGCGTATGGATGTTGTCCAGCTTCTCACCGCCGAACTTGTCACTCTCATACTTCTTCGACAACGCCTCATACTCCTCACGCTCCTTGTCTGTCAGCTTCTCACCGTCCTCTAACAGATTCTTTAAGTCCTTGTCCTGAAGCTCAATATAACGAGCATAGTCCGGATGATGCTTTCGATACAGCAGGTTGCCATTGCGGTCAAACTCCTTCAAGTCGGGTATCTCATACCTCCACTTGCCGTCAGCACCACGCTCCCAGCCAGTAGCCATCTTGATAGCCTTGGCATCCTTCTTCTCTGCCTCCATCTCACGGGCGACAGAAAGATTGTCCAGACGAACACTCACCTCCTCGGCATGGTCAGCCTCAGCAGCACCCTTCTCACCGATGAACTGATAGCGAATCACATCCTCGCCGTTCACCTCCTGACGCTCGGCAAGTCCAGTCGTGTCCTTGAACTCACCGCTATAAAGAGCCTGCTTAATAGAGCGCACAATCTCAGCCAAAGGCTTTCCGTCAGCCCTGCGCAGCTTGATAGAGTCATAATAAAACTCCGTGATATGAGCATTGCCATCGTTTGTAATGCCCTCATTAGGCTTAGGAGAGATAACAATGCTAATACCATTATCCTTGCCATTATGGTCAAAGCCAGAAACGTGAGCATTATGGTTTGCAAGGCGTATTGTTACGATATCACCGTTCTTGGTCTCGAATGTAGCATATTCGCTACCACTGCCAAACCTGCTTGCACCAAGAGCCTTTGCCACATTACCTATGAAAGTTTTTGGTTGAGTTGCAGATTTTTCCAATGATTCCACAAGTTTATCAATACTATTTAGTATCTTTGCACCAGTAGCACTGGAAACGACAGTTAATGACCTTGGAGCATTTCCAAGAGAGGCGGTTTCAAGTGCTCTTTTTTGTTTAGCATTGAATCGCACTCCACCATCCTTTGTTTCCCCCATCTTCCTCGGGTCCACACCCTCAAGCAAGTCCTTCATCACACGGTCAGCCACCTCCTCCGCACTCTTGTAGTGAAAGTGCAGGAAGTCAGCCACACCCTTCCAGAACATCTTCAAGGCACGCTTCACATGCTCCAATGCACTGATAGCCTCAGCCTTCTCGAACACACCGCCATCGCCCTCGGCTATCTTGCGCTGCTCCTCACGCAGACGCTCAGCTCCACGTCTGCCCGAATAGGTGGCAATCACCTCGTCAGCAATCTCGTCATCGGTCTTCAGCTCAGGATAACGTCCCTTCACTTCATCCCAAACCTTCGAGTCCTTCATCAGACCCACAACGTTCTGCCACTCCTCCACATTACCGCTTCTCAAGGCAGTAGCCCACAAATGAGCATACTCATGCACCGGGGTCTCGCTCGTAGCAATCCTCGGGTCAACATAGATCTTACCGCCAACAGTAAAACCGTATGCCTCACCGTTCGCAGTGCGGAAGAACCTTACATGGTCCGTAATCTTCGCATCCTTCTCGTTAAAGACAACGTAACACTCTCCATCCGTATGCCCGAAATAATGCACACCCTTTAACCCCGCTTCAGCGAAAATACCACTTGCAGCCTTCTTTCCTTTAACCCTATTTTGCACCTCTCTATACAGCCTTCTTCCAGTCAGATCTCCATCGCCTAACAATTCCAAACCTCTCTCTTTCAAAACAGCATCAACCTTTTGGCGAACAACATCATCAGAAGTATAGACTTTCCCCTCTTCCAAATAATTGTCTCCAGTATTGTTCGGAATTTCCACAGTATATAGATTCGAAGAAACACCATCATCAGACAATTTTCTTGCATAACCCTCTGCCATACCTTTAGAAACACTCACATAGGTGCCATAACCATGAATCTGCAGACCCTCACCACTGCCTATATAGCTATGGTCGAAAGCCTCAAAGTCAGCTCCGCTGCCATGATAAACGCGCTGCTCACGAACACCTGCAGAACGTTTTTTGCTCTCTTCAAGCAATTTTTTGCCTTTATCGTAGGACATTTCGACACCTTTTAGTAACTTTGCAGCAGAGATAGAGTTGTTAGAATAGCCGTCCTCGCTTCGTGCTTGGACACCAATGGGTTCTAATGACTCTATTTCTGTATCTATACTTGTTACCATGAAAGAATATGGCTTCGTTCGCTCATTGTTAGGATATTCTTTCGCAGTCAATTTTACTCGACAAAGCTTATCTCCGATTTTAACTGCACCATATAACACATGAACTAACGTATTTTTGTCATAGGTGAAAACACCTGCCTCTTTTTTTGCTCCGTGGGATGTAAAATTAGGATGTGTTTCAGTGTCAATGCTATCATGTATTATAGATGGAAGATTCTGCAATACTACATAATGTAAGTATTCATTATCGCTTTTATCTCTTGCAGCTTTGGATACATATTTATTTATGACTCTTGGAACAATAGAGAACTCACCTTTACCACCAGTTTCCTCATCTGTGTATACTTTACATAGATGTTCTTTTGCCCATTTTTCAGCTTCCACATAATTCAAAAATCCCTTATCGTTACCAGCTGTATCCACAATCTTCACAGAGATTTCGTTCAGGTTTGGCTCTACACGTCCACGAGGATAATTATCGTAATCGTAAGGCTCACCAAAGAACATTTTTATTCCTCGTCCGTTCGCCTCGTCCAACACCTTCTGACCCTCAGCCACGTCCGTAATCACCTCCATTCCATTCTCACGCAGACGGTCAATCACAGCATCACGGAGCACCGCCTCAGCCTTAGAAGGCTTAGACGGAAAAACCACAGTACCCTTGTCTTTGTCAAGAGAGAAGCGGATGGTGTCGCTACTATTGATAGCCTCATTGAATGCCCTACTTCGGTCACCCTTCTTGGCAGGGTCATATCCATACAAGGCTATGCCGGATTCTTCCAACATTTTTCTTACGTCAGCACCCAAATCATTTGGCACAACAGCAGCTGCAAACTCGTCCAAATGCACAGGACGTTCAAACTTGGTCTCGAAGTAAGGACTCTTCAGGTCTTCACGTATAGCCTTCTTCAGAGCGTCCAGATTCTTCATGAAGGATGCACTCAGCGTTATGCCGTATTCCTTCTTGGCGTATCTCTTGGGGTCTTTCTGCAAAACGATGTCATGAAGTCGCTTCTCACCATAGAAGACATCATTGTACAGCTCCTTGGCAAGAGCATAATAGGTATCCTCCCACTTGTCATAGAATTCCTTCTTCTCCTCTTCTGATGAAGACAGCTTGTCCTTGCTGCTACGCATCTCCTCAGTACTGTCCACATGAGGAGCTAACTTAGCGATGAAGCTGCCGAATGAGGTATACTCACTTCCATTTGTCTCACCATCAGCGTCCTCCGACATAGCCTTTGAGACGTTCTCAAGAGTCTCAGGCGAATAACGGCGTGTACCGTCATTCCTGTATCCACGGAATATCCTGCCCTTTGTGCCGTAATCTTCAAGCTTCTCTTCCTGCCATCTCAGATAGTCAGTATACATTCCGTTGTTATGCACATAAGTACTGGCCTTTGACTTGGCCTTCTGGAAGCTGAAACGCTTAGTGTCGTTATACTTTACCAACATTTCCCCAACGACCTTACGGACATCTTCTGACTTTACCTGACCGTTCTCGTCAAAGAGCTTCGGTGCATACTCGTTGTCAAATATCTCACGTACTCTTTTTCTTACAGCAGGATTGACAGGACTTGGCACATTGCCCGTCTCTTCACGAATCTGATGACGTACCTTGTTTCTGATTGTGTTCATCACTGGAGAAGCTATCTCAGCCTTCACAAGCTTCCTGACCTTCTCGTCCAGTTCTGCATCACTCTCCATAGCTTTCAGCACATCATCCACACTTCCATAAGTCTCGACAACAGGTTCCCAAGCATAGTTCACGTCAGAACTATACGCTTTGATGTCAATACCCTTTTCCTTCAGATACATAAGCTCCCAAGCAGGTTCACGGTTGTCCTCAAGGGCATCCGTTGCCTGACGCTTTATCTCAGCCTTTTCGCTGTCAGTAAAGTCAAGACCGTCCACCCACTTGCAGAACTTCTCATATCCCTTGTCGCTCATCTGACGTTCCACGGAAGGATAACGCTGAGTATAGGCGTCAGTAGTCCATGTACCTGCAGTACGACCACTCTCCTTGTCAACAAGAGCAGAAGGAGCAATCAGAGATATCTCACCGAATTTCTCATGACCGTTCTTCGATGTGTCAATCACAGCAACGCTCGGATTGGCAAAGCCTCCTAACTTGAGAGCCTTCCGCAGCTTCTCCTCTGTAATGTTATGGACACCGGCAAGAGTCCTGTCATTTTTCAGTGAAAAAGGTGTTTTTTTGTTGCTTTTTACATTTTTCTTTTGGCTGTAAGAAGGTTTTGTTGTATCTTTGCGTTGTGATTTGCCAGTGGTCCGTGCAGCTTGACCTTGATTGACTGGAGCTATAGCACTTACGTCTCCATCAGCTGACAATTCATCATAAGCCGTCAGAACCCAGTTCTTGTCGGCTATTTTTTTGCCCTTATTTCTGACATTCTTACGTATAGTTACAAGTTTACTTCCCTTCTTGAAAACAATTTTGTCTCCATTTTCAAAAGCTTTAGAGCCAGTTTTTATGATGTCGTCTATTACATTTGCGGCTTCAACAATGTTGTGGAAGCTCTTGCCATCACCAATATGCTTTCTGATGATATGGTCAAGACCACCACCTTTATCACCCCATACCGCATCTATATCACCAACACCTTCACGATGAAATACACCAAGCAAATCCCCGCTTCCATGAGACGCCAAGAAATCAAAGGCCTCTTGTGCCTTGCCCCTAAACTGGGTGTATACAGTTCCAAATGCACCTGTCTTTGTAGACTCGGCACTTTCTGGCTTCATATTCTTGTACTCGCTGAAAGCCTTTGTCTTCCTGCCGCTCTTCTCAAGCCAACGGTCAAAGTCTTCCTTGCTCACTCCGGTGATATTGCCGAGACCCTGCCAGCCCTGCTCGTAGTTGGAGAGGTAGGCCTTTCTTGCTTCCTCCTCGGAATCGAAGCCGTACATCACCTTATGCTCGTCGAACGAGCCGTCCGGAAGCACTTGGTCCACTACGTACACGTTGCCGTTCCAGCTGTCGAGGTCAGCCTTGTCGTTGATGAACATATCAAGATGATCACCGTCCTTGCCCTTAGTGCCGAGGATGTAGCCGTAGGTGTTGTTCATCTTCTGCTTCCACTTCTTGCCGTTCTCGTCCACGCCTGACCTGTAAGACCCTTGCGGATTCTCAATGGTATAGTTGTAACCTCCGAAACGTATGTGTCCCTTGCGGTAGTTGCCACTTTCCTTCTGAGCCTGTGACGGATTCTTGTCGGTGTTGTTCTTGGCTTCGGCAAGACGAAGGGAGAATTTGTCTCTCTCCGCACCTTGCCGTGCGGTCATCTCGTACGTGTCGCGGATGTCGTTTACGAGGTCTCCGAGCGCACCTCCTGTCTTACCACGGAAGTACTGCCGTACATTATCTACGACCTTGAGGAATCTGTCAAGCAAAGAAGGATTATCCTTGAGACTACGGGCGATGTTAGGCAGCATATCAGTATGTGTGATGATATCACCGAGCGTATCGGCAATAACCTCCTCGGCATAATCCTCGAACAATGTGTAGCCGGGGACATTGGCATACGTCATCTGACGTGCCTTGACCTCCATCTCAAACGCCTTGCGTCCCATCACGGCAATAACCTTCTGACGGATGCGCATATAAGAGTCTGCGTCTATCTGCTTGAGCTGATGCAGAAGCTCATGTCCGAACGTAAACTGTGCGATGTCTGCCTCCTTGAGCGAGAGATAGATGACACCGTTGCGGACAAAGCCGTTGCCCTCAAAGTCTTCTACAGATGGGTCGTTTGACTTGATGAATACCTTCTTAAGGTACACCACCTTCATTCCGAATGCCTCAACAATGCCTTCCGCTGCCTTCTTCAGCTCTGACGAGATAAGGAGCTCGGACACATCATCCACCCTCTGCTCCTCAATCATCCGGTCTATCATAGCCGGGGTGGGAGACATCGGTTCCTTCTCGCCACCAGCACTTTTCTCCTCATTCTCTTGCTTCGTATCAGTATTATTCGTATCTTTGCTTCCAGAAGATATTGGTTGGGAAGAATTCCCGCCTCTGTCAACAGTTTCACCCTTTGTGACCTCTCCGGTCGGACTGTCAGCAACTTCAGCAGTGTCGGTGTTTGCATTGCTCCCTACTGTGGGTTCGGGCCAAACAATATCGTTTTTGTCAGTATATTTGTTTCTGAATATACCGCCACTATTTACATTCCAATAAGTACCATCGTGCGACAACTCCACATACAATGTGCGCTTATGTTTCTCGTCATGTAATTCAAGCAACATGTAAGTTTGGTTGCTTTTTCTGTTCCGTCCAATACGGATTTCTTTATAGTTTCGACATACATCTTCTACAAATTGTTGCACAGAGGTGTATCCTGCTTCCAATATTTGCTTGCCATGACCAGCCTGTATGTGAAGCAAGCCATAACCGATATTGTTTCCTCTTTCGTCTGTATTGTTAAAGCCCTCACTCAATCTTATCGGGGCTGCCGTCAAACCACTTTCTTCGGTAATTTCGCCAAACACAGATGTTCCATCTGAAGACAAGATAAACGGATGTCCATTGTCGTCTACGGCTTTCGCCAGATCACCCTGCCGTTCTCCAATGCGTCCTTTATCTCCTCGTCCGTCATTGACTGATAGCTTTCCATCTTCAATATCCTCCGAGGATAACGGATGTTCTCCAGCTTCTGTTTCTCCGCTGCCCCATGCAGCTTCCGATTCAACAACGCCTTCATGGCGAGGGCCGACTTCTCCTGCGGAGTCTTTGCCGACTTCACCTCTTCCGATGTCATCAGTCCGTTCGCCAGATTGTACTTGATTGCTTCGACCATGTCCAGACTCTTCTCCTGCGGAGACATTTCCTTCTTTTCCATTTTCTTCTTGTTTTAATTGTTCCTCACGTTTTTGCAAAGCAGCCTCTATCTCGTCCGCATAACGCTCCAAGAAGAGCTGCTCGTCAAAGTTACTATATTTACGCAACAACTCAGGCATCTCCTGAGAAGAATACACCAGATACTCCTCATAAGACATGTGGTACTTCTCCTGATAATATCTGTCACGTTCTGCCTCATAAGCCTCCACATACTCACGTTCAGCCTCAGACTGCATCTTCTTAACACCTTTGCGAGAGTCTGGAGAAGACAGATAATCCAATATGGCATCCTTGGCAACCGAACTGTCACCGCCGAAATACATGCCATTATAGTTCTCCCTATCAAAAACCTCAAGGTCTTCGGCCAGCTTGTCTATCGACTTGCCGCCTTTCGAAATCTTACCCACCATAGCACGCTGCTCTGCAGCACCGAAGCCGGTCTCCTTGCGATACGATTCAGGCGTAATCTTCACATCACCGCTCTGCATAAACTCAGCGGTAACCTCCCTTGCACCATAGGCAGCGGCATCAGAACCATTACGATAAGCTGTCTGCGCTGCATCACCGTTCAATTCCTCCTCGTAGCCGCGGGCATCCTCGGGAGTCGTTATCTTCTCCACCTCTGACTTCACGTCCTGCCAATACTGCACCTTACGCTGCGCTTCCTGCAAGCCCTCTTCCCAAGCCTTCTTGTCTGCCAGATATTTCGCCTTGTCCGTACCGACTTTCGGCTTTTTCTTCTCCATCTTCTCCACAGCCTTCTCGGCCTCGGCAATCTGAGCAGAAACAAAGCCGTCAATCTCTGCATCATCCAGCGCACCGTCATACAGGTCTGCGATAGTCGCAGATATAGGCATCTTATCATAAATCGGATTACCGTTCTTGTCACGGACAGCTGGCTCCGATGCTGCTCCTTCCTCTCCTGACGTTGCTGCTTTATCCGCAGAAGGAGCCGCATCACCAGCGACAACACCCTCTTCATCCACGTTGTTCTCCAGCCCGTTCATATCGGCCTCCGGAGCCATCCGTGAGCTTACAGCCTCCTCGTATGCGTTACGGAAATCCTCCGCACTCATACGTCCGTCCACCTGCACGTTGCCACGTTTCATCATACGATTTGTGACGTTGCCCTCGGCGTCCACGATGGTCACCTTGAGTCTGTCTTTCGCCTTGCCGTCAGGACGACCGCCTGTCAGATAGGCGTTTTCGCCCTCTGCAAGTCCCTCAAAGGAGACGGGTATAACCTCACCAGTCTCGGCATTGACAACCTGCCCAATGTCGAAGTCTGCTGCATTGCGCTCTTCCTGATCTGAGGATTGCGGGAAGGTAGGCATTGCCTCAGACACGTTACCGTCTTCTCCGACACCTCCGTCAATGTCACGGCTCTGCGCATGTGCTGCCTGTTGCTTTGCCTCGTCAATGGCTTGCTGACGAGCCACGGTAGCGTCAGCCGACTCTCCGAGAGAAGCGAAAGTGGATGCGTCTCCATGCTCTATCTTGCCTGTTGACGGGTCGAAGTAGAGAATCATCTTGTCGCTACCGCTGACATCAATAGCTCCGTCCGGGTGTGTGGCCACATTGCCGTTGACGATATAGCCTTGATAGTCCTCCTTGCCGTTGTTGCCCTTGATGACACATGGACGTATCTGACCAGTCGAGTGGTCAGTATACAGGTCTATCTGATGTGCTGCGTCAATGCCAGCCTGTTCCACCTCGTCAGTCGCTCTGTCAATGACACCCTGATATCGCTCACGTGATGTCTGATAGTCATATATGGCCGTGTCAAGAGCATCGTTCTGCCCGGTCATTGCTTCGATGTCCTCGTCCTCCATGCGGTCAAGCTGTTCTGCGCTGATGCCGAGCATCCGAGCAAGACTGTTCTCCCTCAGCTGATGTTCCTGCTGTATGTCGTGGCGTGCAGTTCCTTCGGCTGCGAGTCCTTCCTCATGCGCCTGTTCTATATCAGCGTCACGCTGCGCCTGTTCCGGTGTAATCGTACCATCTTCGATGGCGCCCTGCGTCGCCTTGTCCATTCCTGCTAACTTCTGTGCGTTAGCCGAATAGTCGTACATGGCTTTCTTGATGTTGCCATTCGTGTTCTCCGATATCTCCTTGAGAGCCTGTTTCTTCTCCTCGTCAGTACCTTGTGCCAGAGCCACACGCCACTCCTTCCACTTGTCCGCAAGCCTCGGGTCTGCACCTAACGCATAGCGGATGCTGTTGTCAAGGTCAAGACTCTGCTGCATGAGTATCTTGCGCTCACCCTTCACCTTGTCACGGACGTACGCTCCCGTCTTGAGAGTGGAGAAGAAACCGCCCATCAGCGATACGCCCAGGAACGTGTCGATGTTCTGGTCAAGGTTAAACACACCCGTACCTTCCTTTGTGTCCAAGGTGCTGTCACCTACAAGAAGAGCGTTTTCGATGTTGCCTACCACCTCTTCCGCATACTCGCCTATAGTGCCATGCCACTGCGTCTTGTCGAAGAGATTTCCGAGCCACTTGGCAGTAGACGTACTGCCCATATCCTTGAGGTTGTCAAGGAATGCGTTTGCGCTCTTGGCGTTCACCTTCTTCCATCCCTTCATCGTCAGAGTGCCGACACCCTTCAGCAGAGGATTGAAGTATTCGCCTACAAACTCGGAGTGGTTTTCGATGGCGGTCGCTCCGAATGCCTTCATATAAGCCTTGAGGATGCCCTTCTCCTCGTTCTCCGTGCCGTCATACACGATCTTGCCATTGCTGTCGTAAGTTGACTTGATGTCACCGGTGAGTCTGTCGTATGTATCAGCAAGAGTTCGTGCCGAACCTGTCGTACCCGTCATAAGGGCAGCACCGAGCACATCTCCTGCGACACGGTAGCCACACTTCTTGGTCACGTATTTCCACGCCTCCTTGCGCACAGCCTCCTTGCCGTATTTCGCTATGGCATTGCGCATATACTTTGACATGGCAGCCTCACCCAGACCGGATGCCGGATTGAGAGCCATCTCCACCATGAACGGCAGAGACTCGCCCGTCACGTTTCCTGCCTTATATCCTCTGCCAAGGTATTGCTGGTTCTCAGCAGTATAAGCACCAGTCTTGGCTGCCACGTCAAGCATCTGACGCTCCTCGCTGTTGAGGTTCTTATAGCCTTTCTGACGAGCTTTCTTGACAGTTGTGTACAGCGTCATGTTATCCAGCAGGTCCTGCAAGCCCAAGTCCCACGTTGACACGTCAGACACGGCATTCCACAAGCCACGTAATGCGGACGCACCGAAACTCTTCAGGTCACGGTAGGCGTAGCCTAACATGCCCTTTGCGTTCTTCACGTATCTCTCTTCTGCTCTGCCCTTGACAGCCTCTTTGCCCACTCCGATGGCATTGTCCAGCTGATGCAGCTGTGCCTTTAGTCTGCGGTATTGGGCATTGCTGTTGAGATATGCTTGCAGACGTATATTGTTATCGTCTATACCATATTGGGAATGTGTGTTAATGGAGAAGGGTGCGCTCCTCTTGAAGTCCTCCTCCAACTTGCGGTAAAGAGCGTTGTACTGCTCCTCCACACTCTTCCTCGTATTGACCAGACCCGCAAGCTGCTGCTGCTTGCCCTTCTCCGTGACGTGTACGCCCGGCTTGACACCAAGGTCTTCCATAAGCGCATAATTGCCGTCTTCGTCCCGTACCTCAAATGCAGAAGGAAGGTCTCCTCGCTCTACGGCTTCGGTGTATCTTTTGCCCGTTTCGTCAATATGGTTCTGCGCTCTTGCCGCCTCATACTCTTGAACATATTCCGCACCGTCTGACGTTAGATATCTGCCTGTTAGTGGTTCACGAACGACATTGTCGTTTGTCAGAGGATTTTTAACTCCTAAATCCAAACGGCCATATCTGCCTCTCTGCTTGTCCTGATGCTGCTTGAGCTTATTGTATCTCTGCTGTCCTGCAAGCCGTGCTTTTGTATTGGCAATCATATTGCCGACACCCTGCGTCATATCCTGCTTGTCCTCGTCAGACACGCAGAAGTAGTCACGGAAACCGGAAAGCGTGTCGAATGCGTCTCCGCTGCGACCATGGGCACGATAGTTCGCCTGTACGGTCTGCACGTATTTCGGGTTCTGCAATCTACGCTGAAACTCCTGAAACGATGGTGTGGCGTTCCAGAACATCTTGTTCTTCACGGCATCGTCATACAATGCACGTTGGTTTATCGCCAGCTGTTTTCTACTTGTCATTATCTTCTATTTGTTACTCCGGCAAGTCCCGAATTCTCCCTTCGTGGACCGGATGGTTTATGAGTTTTTTTCTGAGGTGTCTTCTTTGCAGAAGGTTTCGGATGAGGCTGTGTCCGTGATGGCGATGTCGTACCACCTCCGTCATACTTGTCCATTATCCATTTTATAGTCCTGTTGTCCACCTTGCCACCGGCGGGCAGGTTACGTGCCAAGGCATCAAGCTTACGCTTGCCTTCAGGCGTCTCGTAAGCCTGATAATACCTGTACCAATATCCCTGCAAGCCCTTATTGCCGCCGCCCTTGGCTGCGCTTATCTTGGATCTTGCAGCTGCGACAGCGTCCTGCGCCTCCCAGTGTGTCAGCTTTCCGTCCTTCTCCTGTCTGCGGATTTCAAGGTAGGCATCCTTATACTCCTTGTCGTTAGTGATACGCTTTTCGGTCAAGTCAAGTCTGCGGTCACCCTGGTCAAGCTTTCGGTCTCCCTGGTCACGTCCTCGCTCCCTGTCCGCTGCCATCATGTTATGATAACGGACAGTCTCCGCCAACGTCATGTTGTTTTTTCTTGCCTCCTCGTCAAGAGCCTGAGCTCTCTGATATCCAGCAAGATAGAGCTTCTCCCTTTCCTTGCGCTCAGCGTCCAAGCGTTTCTTGCGCTCGTTAAACCGAGCTGTAAGGCTGTTTTTAGGGTCTCGCATCACAAATCCCTTTGCACCGTTCTTCGTCGCAAAATACAGGTCGCTAAGAGCCGATATGCCATCTCCCACTGAACGTATGATAGCCTCGTTCCTTTCCCTGCGCTCCCGTGCCTTGCGCTGTTCAGGCGTTTCGATATTGTCCTCCTGCATAGCCTTGAACAGTTCAGCATAGCCCATCTGCCGAGGCTGCTCCGTCTGCTCCGGTTGCGTTCCGGCCGATGGCTTCTCCTGCTGATGGTTGAAACGCTGTTCTTGCGGAAGTGAATACACCCTCTTGTCCTCGAATGCGTTCGTCTGAGGCATTCTCAGATTCAGGTTTTCAGCCATCTTTCTTACTCCTGCGATTCCCGGTACATTACCACTCTGCCCCACCGATTTTGTGGTCGCTCCTCCTGTCTGCTCCTTCTGCATGACAGTCTGAGTCTGCCTTATCCCGGCTGACGGACTTGCAGGTGCGGCATTACCGTCCGACAATGCAGGAGGCATATTGGCATTCACCTTCTCCGTCAGTGCCTGTGCCGTCTGCATTGTCGGTGTCTGCGTCCTAAAAACAGGTTCCTTGCCCTGTAATATTTCCGTTGCTGACCTCATACTAAGCTTTTGGTTTTGGTTTCGTGCTATCAAGAGCGTTTGCGATGTCACTTGCCGTGCTGGCTACTGATGATACAACAGCTGCGGTATTCGCTGCGTCATTTGCTCTCACGTTAGCCCTCGCATCACGGATGGCATCCTTACGTCTCATATATTCGTTCTCTACAGCATCCTTACGTGCATCATTTGCAGCTACGATGTTGGATGTTGTGTCAGCTATAGCTTTTGCATTAGCCTCTTTCGTTGCCGTAACCGAATCTTCCGTACCTCCCATCACAGCCTGTCTGCCCTTTGCTTCGTCATTACGTTCCCTGATCTGCTGATTCATCTGCGTGAGCAGACGCTGGGTATTTGCTCGTTTCAATGGATCCTCGTTATACTTTCGTTCGAACCAGACCTGATTCTCACGCTCACGCTCTGCAAGCTCTCTCATTTGTCTCTTCCTCGCATTGCGCTGCGAGATACCTCCCGCAATACTTCCTGCGAGGCTGAGACCGGCTCCTATCAATGCTCCTAACATATTATGTGATTTTAATATTTATGTTCTTCGGACAAAGATAATATGTTACCTTTGTGTTGCTTATTTATTCATTAATGTAGT